ACCTAGCATATACTCTTTAAGACCTTCGCCAGTTAAACCGTCTATATCTTTAGCAATTTGTTCTTCAGCTTCTTTTCTTAAACCTTGTTGATTAAGTTTAAATCTTTTACCTGTAGCTAATACTTCCCCTGTTTCTTGGTCTAAAAGTTTATTTACACGTCTAAGGTTTTTAAATTGATTCATTACTTGACTGACACCTTTATCTGCAAGTAACTCAGGAACTAATTTATAAGTTAAATCTATTGCACCTGACAGTTTGTTGTAAGATTCTGTACCAGGTGCTGAAATCATAGCTGCTTGATAACGTCCAGGTGAATAAGGAATTAATTGTTGATAACCTTCTTGAGTTCTTCCAGGGTCATCAGCACTATAAACAAATCCTTTATTTCTTCTACCAGCATAAAAGTTTATTTTATTAGGTTTGTCTGAACTTAAATAGTTTATTTCACCAGGTTTATCTAACGGTGCTAATGGTTCACCAATTTTTTTGTATATAAGTTCTTTAGCTTTTTCTGGTGTGTATCCATAAATATTTACTAAGTCATTGTATTGAGGCATTTTTTCTGTATCAATAGTTGAAAATAAAAACCATCTATCTCTGTCATAGTTTATAGGTTCGTTGTTAGCTACTTTCATACGCATAGCTTGATAAATTGTTTCACCAGCCATTTCTTGACCTTCTTTAAATGCATCTACTAACTTGTCTATACGACCAGACCAACCTGTATCTATACCTAAATTAGCTACTTGTGTTTTACTTATATCAATTCTTGGTACGTTAATAGCAGTAGTAGGGTCTACACCATCTCTTAACATTTTGTCGTAAGCTAAAATAGAAGACATGTATTGAAAGACTCTACCTGACATAGGAGCATCTGGATTAGGAACAGTAACTGTATTACCACTTTTATCTTGTACATCTATTTGAAAACCGTCTTTATAAAAACCAGTATTAGGTAATGGGTTATATTTAGAAATTGTTTCAAATACATGGTCCATAGCTGCACCTATCCACACACCATACTGTGTATCACCTTTAAGCCAGTTAGCAGCTGTAAATCTCATATCATCTACATATTCAGTGTTTTGATACTTATCGTTCATAAACTCCCAGATTTCAGCTTCTTTCTTAGAAAACTGTTCATACAGTTGTGAGTTAATTTCGTTTAATCTATCTGAGTTAGGGTCTTCATTAAGCTGTGCAGCTGCTTTAACTGTAGCTTTAGGAAGCATAGGATTGTTTTCTGTTATGTTTATAACGTTTTCTGCTAATTGTGGATTAGCTTTAGCTATTTCTTGATAATTTTTATATAATCTGTTTTGTCTATCTTTGATTTTTAAAAAATCTTTTTCAAAAAAATAATCTCCAAATATCATTCATTACCTGAATTTAGTAATTCTGCTATAGCAGGATGTGGATTTTGAGAATACAATGCAGCTAAGAATATATTCGTATCACTATTTCCTTCTATAGGAAAACTACCGTCTCCTATTGGAACACCTTCAGTTACTGGTTCTGATGGTCTATCTGTTGCACCAAAAACATTAGGTCTTTGAGACATTCCTTGTTGACTTGGTACTGATATACCTTGATTGTTAGGTAATGGTGCAGCTTGTTGTTGTTCTACTAGTTGTTTACCTTCACCATAATCTTGTCCAGGTATTCTACGAATAGGTTGTTTGGAACTAGCTGGTCCACCATCTGTTCTATTTTGACCTGCACCTGCTCCAGGACCTGGTGCTGCTACTGGTGCTGGTTTTCTAGGTTGTCTTGCTCCACCTCTACGACTCTTTGCCATTATAAAAATCCTTTGTTATTAATATAATTATACCTTTTTGTATATTTATAATTTCAGTTACATTTTCTGACAATATGTCTAATTCATCAGTTACACCGTATTCTTGGTATATTATGTCCCAAAACTCTGTTTCTAAAAATTCATCCATTTTACATACCAAAAGCTTGTGCCATTGTTGGAGGTCCACCTTGTCCTCCCATCTGTTGTGCTAATTGTTGTTGTATCATTGCTTCTTGCTCTGGAGACATCTGTGGTTCTTCAGGTGTATAGAATTGTTTCATTATATCAGTTATAGCAGATGGATATTCATATATAGCAATAGCTGCCATAGTTGCTTGTGCGTCTCCTTGTGCTGACCTAGCTAATATAGAATCAAATAATACTTGTTCTGCTTTATTTTTTCTAATACGTTCTTGTACTTTAGCTATATTTTCTAAACCATCAATGTTATCTTGTAATGTTTCTACGTCTATAACACCTGCTTGTAGTAATTGCAAACCAGTTACAATTTTTTGTGGTTCATCAAATCCAGCCATAACACCATAGATACGTCTTGTTCTAAAGTCTCCACCTATATCTGCTAATGGAGAATAGTTTTCTGCAAAAGCTGAACCGTTAAAGAAACCTGCCATAGGTTTTTTAGAAATTTCTTGTGAGTAAGATATTACTACGTCCATTTCTAAACGTTTAGCGTCCATTTCAACAATAGCGTGTTTTACTATTTCTCTATATTCGTTAATCATTAATGACATAGCACCATTAAGTTCTTGCAATCCAGCACCAGTAACAAAAGAGTTAGGTGACTGTGCATCATCAGTAACTGGATAACCACCTACTAATCTAAGCTGTCGTTCTAATCTATCTATTTGTTGAAACAACTGATACGGAATGTTGTTCATTGGTTTAGAAACCTGCGTACCTGGAGCTAGATAATTTACTGCAAATCTACCTTTTCTGTATTGTCCAGATTCTATCTCTCCTGATATGTTGGTTTCTGTAAATACGCTATCTTCCATAGCAATTGCTGACATAATGTTAATCTTCGCCATCATTGCCATCAAACCTATTACGTGGTCGTATTGACCTTTAAGTTGGTCAAAAGAAAATTTCTTCATAAACACAAATGGTGGTGTAGATAATACGTTTGGTATAAAGTCTAAAATCATATTACGTTCTGGGAATACTACGTAAGTACCGCCTTGGTCGTAATATTCAATAATACGTACACCAGAGTATGTATTATCTTCCCAACCTTGTTCTCTGTTGTTTTCATAAGACATAAACGGAGTAGCTGTATCTGATTGTGAATCTGTATCATCTTCATCTATCTTTAAAATTTCTTTAGAAAATTCTGGATAAATTTGTGCAAGTTTATATCTAGGAACACGTCTAATAACAGCCATTTCTCTTGGTTGTTGGTCAGGTCCAAAGTTTCCTGGGAATGTATCATAAGGGTCTCTTAGTTCTGCTGATGGATAAAGATAACCATTTTTATCTCTTCTTGTAGTTATTACCCACGCACAATAACCATAACCTGGTAGCCACCTAGATGCTTGTGCTAATTGTAAAGTTAAGTTTTGTTTTTCATCATAGTTAGTAACAATACGTTCTAATTTTTCTGCACGTACTTTACTTCTTTGTGAATCATTTTCATTAGGTACATCTACTCGTACTTGAGGTATACCTGAAATCTTTTGTGCAAGTCGGTCTATACCTGACTGCAACATGTTAGGAGCTGGTAACAAATCAGCATCAGAGGTTTCCATTGTGTTACCTAGTAAAGCTTTAATACCATCAGCACCACCATTAAGGATTGCTTTTATTCTAGCTTTCTGTACTTGACGTTCTTGTACTAATTTACCTGATGTAAGTTCAGCAGCATTTTTAACTATCTCTTGATAGTTTTTAATGTCTAGGTTTTCTATCCCCATGGTGCTTCGTTTATATCTGTCATTTTATAATCTCCATAACTTGGATTATAGTCTAATCCTATATCAGCAGCATGCTCTTTTTGCATACGCCTAAAAACTTTCATTGGAAACCAACTAGCCATAACTATGTCAGTTTTCTCTTTGTTTCTTTTGGAAACAGGTTTTCCATCAAAGTATAACAGTTGTTGACGATATTTCTGTACTTTAGCACTAGATTCCCCATCACCAGTAGGTAGGTGTATTTTTTTAGCTTCAAACAAATCAGCCATAGCACCTACACCATATAGTGGGTCGTGTTTGTTTTTACCTGTTAAGTGTCCTTGTACTGTTATACCACTACGTAATGTAAATTCTTTTATTGCAGCATCTTGACGTATAGCTGTTTGGAAACCATTTTCTTCTACTATCCAATGTCTACAATCGTACTTATGTGTCCAATCAGCCATTTGGTCTAGTGCAGCTCTAATACCTCCACCTCTTCTGTTTTCTAGGTCAACTAGATATAACTCACCACGGTATTGGTCTATACCCCATAGCACTGATGCTTGATACCCTGATGATGCAGGGTCAAGTCCAGCTACTAAATATAAGTTTTTATATACTTGTCCTAGTACTAAATCAGGTCGCATACATTGGTCAACTACGTTC